TCAGGAAACAATGCAGATGGTTCTGGAACATTTGGACGTCATGCACAGCGTAAGAGTGTGATACAAAGTTTACAGTCTATGGTTAACAGTAACCAAGATGTGCGTGACGAAGAGTCTCGTCAGTTCAATCTAATTGCTTGCCCAGGTTATCCAGAACTTATTGGTGAAATGGTAACACTAAATTATGACAGACGCTTAACAGCATTTGTTGTAGGCGACTCGCCAGCAAGACTAACACCAGATGCAACATCGTTAAATGAATGGGCATCTAACGTAAGACTTGCAGTTGAGGATAACGATCAAGGTGCAGTTAGTTTTGACGAGTATCTAGGTATGTATTATCCATGGGGCTTTACAAGTGACAACGAAGGAAACAATGTTGTTGTTCCACCGTCACACATGGCACTACGTACTATTGTATTAAATGACCAAGTTGCTTATCCATGGTTTGCACCAGCAGGTACAAGACGTGGCGGCGTAACAAACGCAACTTCAACAGGTTATGTAGATGCAGAAGGCGAATTTAATTCAGTTGCACTAAACACTGGACAGCGTGATACACTGTATACAAATAACATTAATCCAATTACATTTATTAGTGGAAGTGGTTTGGTTGTATTTGGACAGAAAACTCGTGCTAGAAATGCAAGTGCGCTAGATAGAATTAATGTTGCACGTCTAGTTGTTTACATGAGAGTACAACTAGAAAGATTAACTAGACCTTATCTATTTGAACCAAACGATAAGATTACTAGAGATCAAGTTGCAGCAGCAGCTGAAGCATTTATGCTAGAACTAGTTAGCCTAAGAGCATTGTATGACTTTATTGTTGTATGTGATGAATCAAATAATACTCCAGCTAGAATTGATAGAAACGAGCTATGGTTAGATATTGCTATTGAGCCAGTTAAAGCAATCGAATTTATTTACATTCCACTGCGTATTAAAAACACAGGCGAAATAGCGCAACTAGGATAAAGTACGCACTTAATATGAGGTCCTTTGATTAGGACCTCATAGACTGATAAATACTATTGTATTAGGAGAAGATAGAAAATGCCAATTACATCATTAAACAACATCAGTATTCCAACTGAAGGCGGCGGTAGCAACCAAGCATTGCTTATGCCAAAGTTACAATACCGCTTTAGAGTTCTTTTTGAAAACTTTGGAGCAGGCGCTGATGTTAGAGAAATGACTCGTCAAGTTATTGACGTATCTAGACCAAATCTAAGTTTTGAGCAAATAACAATTGATGCTTATAACTCAAGAACTTATTTGGCTGGAAAACATACTTGGGAGCCAGTAACAATTAACTTACGTGAAGATGTAAACAATAACATCCAACGTGCAGTAGGCCAGCAGTTGCAAAGACAGTTTGATTTCTATGAACAAGCAAGCGCAGCAGCAGGTGCTACATACAAATTTACAACAAAAATTGAAATTTTAGATGGCGGTAACGGCAGCTTTACTGCTAATGTACTAGACAGATACGAACTAGTAGGTTGCTACATTGAATCAGCAAACTACAATTCATTAAACTATGGTACAAATGATCCTGTAAACGTATCATTAACAATACGTTATGATAACGCATTACAAACTGATGAAGGAGGCACTATCACAGGCGGTATAGGCGAAGCACTAGGCACTCGTTTAGCAGGTGGTACAGATGGTCCTCAGACCCAGGTAACAGGCGGTACAGGTCAGGTTTAATAATAATAAAAACTATCTTCTTAACAAGGTCTACTCTTTTTTGGGTAGACCTTTTTTTAATTAAACATCCACTTAACAACGTAAGATAAATATATGTATGGCAATCGTTAAAAGTCAAAATATTAGGCAAATAACTCCTGGATTAGATATGCGTGATGCAAGGCATGCGCACAACTTTTTCACGAGTAAAAGTTTTGAATTTGCTCCTAAAACAAAATATCTTTACCATGTTGTATTTTCGTACACAAATGAAGCTCAAGGTAAAGCTGTAACTTCATCTGCGTTTAACAGAGAAATGTCTATGCTTGTCAAAAGTGCAGACTTACCAGGCTTCACAGCAGAAGTAGATACTAAAAAACAATATAATCGTGTTAAGCATTTACAGACAGGAATAACATATGATCCTGTAACAATACGCTTTCACGATGATAACAAATCAATTAGTAGCAAATTATTTGAAGAATATTATAGATATTATTTTTATGACGGAAATAAGTTTAATATTAACGGTAGAAAAATAGACTTTGACCCACGAGATATGTATAGTGAACGTGTTCCTAGATACGGCATGGACGGCGCACCTATAAACCCATTTTTTAATGAAATAAAAATTTTCCAAATGAGTAGACAAAAGTATAGAGCCTATACTTTAGTTAATCCAATAGTTCAACGGTGGCAACACGATAATGTAGAGTCAAGTGATGCCTCTGGCATGATGGAAAATTCTATGACAGTAATATATGAAGGTGTATTATACAGCGAAGGTGATGTTACACTAGATTCTGATCCAGTAGGATTTGGCTCTCAAGAAACACTGTATGATACTTTTCCTAGTCCTTTAGGTAATGAATTAAACTATCCGGATTTAGGAGAAGGCATTTTAGGAACTATACTTGGAGTCCTTAATCCTGCAACAAGAAATCAAACTTTTAGTAATATTGCTAGCACAATATTCAATGAAGTAATTAATCCTAAACAGAGAGATCCTGGAGGATATCCTAATGTGTTCTTTCCTACTATAAGCACACAAGTTACTGCTAGTAGTTTAAATAATAATGCTTCACGTCCTTTAGATAGCGGCAGAATTATTCAAACACTAAATCAAAATCCATCAGCAATGAATAGTTTTGTAAACAGGGCAATTATGACAGGTAATGTAAGAGGATATAGTGTAAATAATTTCCAAGATTATCAGAGCCTGTCTCCAAACACTCAAAGTGCAATACAATCTGATTTACTTAAAAATGTTGCAGGCGGAGATAGAAGACTACAACAAATAGCAACACAAGCAATTAACGGAGCATCAAATTAATGGCAGTATCAAGTACATATACTCCTACAAAAAATGAAGATAGTGCAGATAAGACTAAACAATTTTTTGACAGATTTTATGATAAACCTGTCAATTACAATGCGAATGAAGTTGACGCTGTTATTGCATATTTTTTGAAAAGAGGTTTTGGCGAAGTAGCAGCTATTAATACAAGTGTTGTACTACTACAGCAAGCTAAACAAGATAAAATTAATGTTTACAAATTAATAGATACACTTAAAGGTATTAACGATATACAATTAAGTAATATTGTAACACAAATTTTAAATGATAATAGAAACAAAACAAGCACTTTAGGATTTAGAGTTCAGGACAGGGGAACATTATTAGAAAGACGCAATGTTATAATACCTAATGCACCTGAAGAAGAAATAATACAAGATCCGCCGATATCAGATTACATACAACCTGGATATGTACAAAGAGGTTATGTAGAATAAGAGAGATGTAAAATGTCATTAGTTTTAAGATTAAACAAAGGAAGCCAACTTACTTTTGAAGAATTAGACGGCAACTTTCAAGAAATAGATTTAAGATTAACTACAGTCGAAGGCGCTGCAAATGTAGGTCCTATAGATTATGAAGATCTAATTAATACACCTAATCTTTTTAGTGGATCTTATAATGACTTAACAGATAAACCTGTTTTATTCAGTGGGTCTTTTGCAGAACTATCGGGAAAGCCTAACACTTTAGACGGTTATGGAATAACTGACGCAGCAACAGCTGATCAAGGATCAAATGCAGATGCAGCATTTGGTTGGGGCAATCATGCAAATGCAGGATATCTTACAGCAGCAACAAGAATAGAAGACCTAGCAAATGTAAGTGGTACAGAGCCTTTATTAAATCAAGTTTTAAAATGGAATGGATTTGCTTGGGAGCCAGCAAATGATGCAGAGGGCGCAGGTGCCGGCGGCGGCGTTGATCTAACTGCTTTTAGTGTAACTTCTGCATTGCCAAGCGGAAACGGAAGTCTGTTTTATAATAATCTTAATGGTACATTTACATTTACACCACCTGATTTATCACCTTTTTTAACAAGCGTTTCGTTCAATCAGCTTACATCTACACCTACAACAATTGCAGGATATGGAATTACTGATGCGTTTGATGGAGCATTTGCAAGTTTAAGTGCTACACCTACTACACTTACAGGTTACGGTATCACCGACGGACTTGAAGCAATTGCGTTAGGTGATTTTGATTTTTCTGGAACAACAATAGATACAGCAGGAAGTGCGCAAATTGCAATTACGCCTGATGTAGTGTTTAACGGAGCAGTGTCTTTTACTACACTACAATCAACCGGTGTAGGTCCGCTTACTTTAGATAGTGCAAGCAATATTGAATTAACAGCAGCAGACAGTGTTGTAGTAACCGACGGGTTATTTAGAATTGCAAGATTATCAGCAACAGCTATTTCTGGATTGACTCCTGTCAACGGTGAAATGGTTTATAACACTGATACTAACAAATTTCAAGGATATGCTAACGGCGCTTGGGTTGATTTACACTAGGAGCAAACATGGGTCGTTTTGCTCAAGGAAAGTTTAACCTTAAAAATCCTGACAAATATGTAGGAAATAAAACACCAACTTATAGAAGCGGTTGGGAATTTACTTTTATGAAGTTTTGTGATGAACATCCTGCAATAGCACAGTGGGCAAGTGAAGCTGTAAGAATCCCATACAGACATCCTTTTACAGGTAAACATACTATCTATGTGCCAGACTTTTTTATTGTATATGCAGACAAAAATGGTAAACAACGAGTCGAATTAATAGAAGTAAAACCTTCTAATCAAACTAATAAAGAAAAACTTGGAAAAAGTAGATCGAATCAAGCACATTGGGTTGTTAATCAAGCAAAATGGGAAGCAGCAAGAGCTTGGGCAAAACAAAAAGGTATATTATTTAGAATAGTAACGGAAGAAGATATATTCCATACCGGTGCTAGACGATAAATAATACTAGCATATAATGGACAAACCCATGACTAAAAAATTAGAAGACTTATTAAACTTGCCAGAAGGCAAAGAGATAGTAGAAAAAGCAGAACAGCAAGAATCTGAACAAAAAGAATATGAAATAACTGAGCAAGAAAAAACTTTTAGAGATATGGCTGAATTTGACAAGATTAGTGCAGCGTTACCTGCTGTAAAAGGTCTTGGTGAAATGGCAGACAAAGAACTAAATGAAGTTGCTGACAAAGCTATGCAAGCATACGAAGATTTAATGGACTTGGGCATGAATGTAGAAAGTCGTTACAGTGGCAGAGTTTTTGAAGTTGCAGGAGGAATGCTTAAAACAGGCTTAGACGCTAAAGTTGCAAAACTAGATAAAAAACTTAAAATGGTCGAACTGCAACTTAAAAAAGAAAAGATGGATCGAGATAGTGGAGCATCAGATGATGAAGG